GCCACCAGCCGCGCCAGGCCGCGGCGGATCAGATCATGGCCGATAGAATCGGGCGCTGTGAACTGTTGGCCGGTCGTCACGCGGCCATAGGCCCCACGCAGGGGCCGGTTAGCGGTGAGTCGCATGGGTTTCTTCCCCCTCCATGACCAGCAGGCCCCGGTCTTTACTCTCGCCCCTACAAACTTTCGAGCGCGACGCGGCAGTACGATGCACCCGTGTGAGGCGTTTCCCTTCTTGCTGTCACCGTGGATGAAGAATCCGCTGCGCCCGAGCGCGTCGTGACCTACGGGCGTCAGGGGCATGATGCAGGGCCCAAGCCCTGGAGCGTCGTAGGCTGGCCCGATGTGGTACTGCCCTCGGGGGATCGGCCCGACAGAGCGGATGGATTCCATGGCGGGGTTATTCCGGCCTTCCCCCTGGCCGGAATATCCCTTACCCACAAGGACATCGCCCCGCCGGATGATCCCGGTTGATTGGCTGTAGATGAACATGGCGAAAGGGGGGGGGGCGGCCTTGGGAGCCGCCCCGAAGTTGCTCTGTTGGCTGTGGGGCCTACGGACTCGTGGTGAGGGAACCCGTCACGAAGGCGTTGGGCCGGTACACCACCAGCGCCAGGCGCTTCTCGACGCGGATCGCCACCTTGTTCTTCACGAAGTAGTCCTCGTGCTCGGTCGAGATGGCGATCTCGATCTCCATGCGGTCCCGGACCTCGGCGGCGACCGGCGATCCCGACCCGACAAGGAAACTCCCCGAGGCCATGCCGCTGGTCGGCACAACCGGCAGGTTGAACAGGTTCGGCTGAAGGTCGGCTTGCGGGTTCCCAAGGATGTACTGGCCGTTGTTGTCCTTGGTGAGCCGCATGTCCCACCAGTCGTCCGGGGTGAGGATGACGAACGTCGGCTCGATCTCGTCCGATGCCACGATCTGTTGGATGGCCCGGCCGATCACGTCCATCTTGTTCCAGCCGGTTCCAAGCAAGGCCGTGTCGAACGTGGCGGCTTGGGTTATCAACCCGTTGAGGTTGTCCCCCGTGCCGTCGCCACTCAGGAGCTGGTCTTCCTCCTCCTTGTTGACGTAGTACGCCAACCCGGTGCGGAGAAAGCTCTCCAGCTCGCTGAAGTCGTCGAGGATCTGGCGGGTGGCCGGGATCCAGGTGGCGATCAGCTTCACCTTCTCGCTCGCCGACTCAAAGGTGACGGCGTTCTCGAGTTTCGAGCTGCCTTCCTCCTGTGGCGAGGCATCGCTGAGCGCCGCCTTCACCCGCACGAAGTCGATCACCTGGAAAACCGTGGGCCGGGCGCTCAGCAGTTGCCGCACCCGAAGACCGCGCCGCGCTTCCGCGACGATCCCCGGCGTGCGCTCGATCTGGAGTACGCCCGTGGTCTGAGCGCCGACTGCCGCGCTGGAGATCAGCGTCTTGGTCTCCAGGATCTGCGCGGCGGCCAGGCCCTTCAGGGTGATGCTCGCCCGCCCGCTACGGTCGCGGAGCAGGCGCTGGATGGCCTCGTTCTCCTTGAGGTAGTCGCCGAGTGACTTCTGTTCGGCGCCTCCGGCCGGTTGGGCGGCCTTGACTTCGAGGGCGTCCAGGCGCTTGGTTACGGTTTGGACGGAAGTCGCCGTGTCCGCTGTCAGCTTTCCGAAGCGCGCCATCTCTTCGTTGGCCTTGGCGATGAAGCCGGCGAGTTCGCCCTTGGTCTGTTCAAGCAGTTCCTTCAGTTCCATTTCAGAACCTCCTTGAGTAGGTCTCTGAATTGCGTGAGCGCCGAGTGGTCGAATGCCGGCTCGATGCTCTTGGTGGCGGCTTCATCGTCCGAAGTGGTCGCGCCGGCTTCGTCGAGAAGTGCCAGAATCTGTTGCGCGATCTCCCGGAGTCTCTGAGCGCGCTCCGCGCTGATGGCGCGCCCGGCTTTCACGTCGAGCAATAACTCCGAGATTTCTTCTGCTTCGTCCATGCTTTTGATCGACTGCACCAGGGCGTTCGGATGGAGGGGCAACTCGGTGAGCGTGTTCTCGAAGAGCATTAACTCGTGGAGCACGCGCCCATCCGCCTTGAATTCCACCTTGCCGGGGACTGGCAGGAAGCCGATGCTCATGCCCAGGCGGACGCCCTTGTCGCGGTAGAACTTGAGGTCTGAGTAGACATCGCGTGCCGCCGCCTTCTCCAGATTCAGGAGGCCCTTCGTGAGCAGCCCATCCACGGAATCTCGGACCTCCGAAACGCCGATGTTGACTCGATGGCCGTAGAAGAGCGGATACTTCCCGCCGTTCTCAGCCAGAGTCTTAGTGAAGGCACCCGGCATGATGAGGTCTCCGATGCGGTCGCGCGTGTTGTAGACGGCCGACAGCCCCAGGAAGGTGCCCTGTTCACTGAGTTCCCGCAGGTCCAGAGGTAGGATCTTGGTTTCAATCGGCCCCAGAATCTGCGCGGACCAATCCTCGAAGGCTTTCTTGTAGTGGTCCTTGTGCCACGCCTTCGCCTTCTCCATGGTCCAGCCATCGTCTTTGGGGAACCGGAGGGATTGAACCGTCGTTGTCGTCTCGCCCTTCAGGTGACCGATGACGGCGAAGACGCGCGGCTTTGAGCGCTTGAAGGGGATCCGGCGGAATGAACCCTCCTGGAAGTCGCCAGGATCGCGCTCGCGGTGTCTGATCTCGTTCTCGGTTTGTTCCCAAGGCATTGCCTAACCTCCTTGCTGTGGCGCGCCGGCTCCGGGCTTGGCTGCGTTCCGGGCGGCGGTTGCCGCTTCAATGGGCGTCGGATCGCCCGTGCCGGGGATTGTCTGCATGTTGAGCTGGATATGATGCGCGCCGCCGCCCTGGATGGCGTTCAGCTCCTCCCAGGCGCGGACCTCGTTGATTGAAACGACGCCGTTTTGCAGGAGGCGCGCGTAACCTTCGGTTCGGCTCTGGTAGTCCCCGCGCAAGAGCGCGTTGACGTTGAACCGCGGGAAGAACCTTTCCTGGTCCTGCTCTTCCTGGGTCAAGAGTTGGCTGAAAATCTCCTCTTCCCAGTTCGTCAGCCAGTACCCGAGCGTGTACTTCAGGAATTCCAGGTCCAGGTGCTCGATATTCGAGAAGGTTGCCCGCTCCAGATCGCCCGCCAAGTGTGGAGATACTCGGAACCACCGGCAGATGTCCCCGACTGTGAAGTTCCGGGTCCCGAGAAACTGGGCATCCTCTAGGGACATCCCAAGTTCCTTGAGTTCCAGGTCGCCCTCGATGACCACGGCTTTGTGGAAGCTGTCACCGGCGGCGGAGTAGGCAGCCTCCCAACGCTCACGGAAGAGCCGAAATTCCTCATCCGTCTTAAAGTTCGACGGCTTGTGCAGGTAGTACGGCTTCCGGCCGCCCTGGGCGAAGAACTTCGCCACGTACTCCTCGGCGGTCAGGCCGAGTGCAATGCTCTCCCGCGCGGCACTGACCACCGAGAGCCCTACGACGCCATCCAGCCCGAGGCCCCGCAGGTGCAGCATCTCGCGCTGAGGGATCGGCTCGGCGGTGAAACCGCTGGTCTCGGCTGTCTGCCGGGCCACGTGGTAGATCAACTCGCCCCCAGCGGGGGCCTCGATCTTAGTGACATTCTGCGGTTCGATCGGCCAGAGCGCCAGCACGCGATCAGGTTCCCCGGCGGCGCGTTGGATCCGGGCGTAGGCATTCCCCCAGAGCAGCAGATCGGTCTGGAGCGTATGCCGGAAGCGCATCGCAGTCATGCGCGGATTGGCCCGGCGCCGGAGTAGGCCGAACAGCGGGTGGGTGCGGGCGGCGCGCCGGTCCGCCTCACCGATCCGCTCGTAGAGGACCACCGGCAGGGCCGCGACTGCATCGGCGATCACACGAACGCAGGTCCAGACCACTGAGCAGTTGAGCGCCGTCGCCTCGGAGATCGCCTTCCCGGTCTTCGTGCTGACCCCGCCACCCAGGAGCGCCATTAGGCGCGGGTACTTCCGGTAGAAGGCGGCTTCGGCCGTGGTGCTGAAACTGGCGACCAGCGCTTCGACCGCCTTGACCGCGAAGCGGTCCCAGGTCTTCCTGAGCAGCGTCATCCGCCCACACTCCTCACGTTCACCAGCACGGGTTCCTCTTCGAGCATCGCCCGCGCCATCGCCGTCACCGCCGCGGAGATCCCGTCGATGCGCTTTGAGGATTTCGCGCGCTCGGGTTTGGTCGGCTGCACGTTGTCTTTGTGGTCGGACTGGAGCGCGAGGCAGGCGGCGTTCCAGTTGAGGACCGGATTGTTACCATGCGCCAGTTTCGCGTCCTGGTAAATCTCCAGGAGTTTCTTGGTCGCGCCAGAAAGCGAGGCGTATCCCTGCCGGATCTCCACCAGCCGGTAGCCCTCGTCAATCAGCTCGGTGGCGGTGGTGCGGAAGTTCCACGGGTCGAAGCAGACTTCCTGGAGGTCGAACATCTCGGCGCCCCAAGCGATCCGGTCCTTGACGGCGCGGAGGTCGATGGCGTTGCCCGACGTCGCCTCGATGAACCCGCGCGCGATCCAATCACCGTAGGGCACGCGGTCGCGCCGCTCACGTTCCGCGACGCGCTCCTGGGGCATCCAGAAGAAGGCCAGGAGCCGCCAGAGCGAATCATCATCCCCGGCTGGCGGGAAGACCAGCGCCAACGCTGTCAGGTCGGTGGTCCAGGAGGCATCGACGCCGGCCCAGCACCGCCGGTCCGCCAGGCCCCACTTGCGGATCAGGAGATCGAGATCGTAGGTCGGCCAGGTTCGCAGATCTAGGTCGCCCCCGCCCATGATCCACCGCGCCATGTCGATGGCGTGCCCCTCGCGCTGGCCCCAGATGTTCAAGTGGAAACGCAAATAGTCGGCGCGCGCCTGCGGATCGTTCCGGGCCTTCTCAGCCAAGGCCGCAAGTACCGAGTCCTTCAGGTAGCCGCCGTTATCCTCGTGGCTCGGGTTGGCTTGCACGCGCGCCTCGCGGGAGTCCCAAGCGTGCGCGGAGAGGTCCGCGGTCCAGACCCGGCCGTAGAAGTGTGGATCGTGGAAGGCCCCCTCTTGGATTTGCCGCGCATACTCGTGCCGGCGCCAACACAGTGGGGCTTCGTCCTCCGCCTCGCCGGCGGTCGTGATGTCGATGAGAAGCGGCTCCTCGCGGGCGATCATCCCGCGCTCCAGGACCTCGGCCAGCTCCAGAGCCTTCCGCGTGCGCCAGCGGTGGAGTTCATCGCGGATCACGTAGCTGGGGTTGATGCCATCATTCAGATCCCCATCGGCGCTGATCGCCAGGTAGACAGACTCCGGGTCGCCGCGGCGTTGGATAACCTTGGGCCCCGTCTGAGAATCAAGCACCCGGAGCACCTTTGACAGTTCGGGGGACCGCCGCACCATCTGCGCGGCCTTCCGGAAGACCTCGCCCGCCTGTTGCTTCGCGGTGGCGGCGCCGTAGACCTTCTGCCCAGGCCGCCCCTGGGCAACCAGGATGAACAGCGAGACCCCGGCTACGAAGATCGACTTGGCGTTCTTCTTCGGCACTTCCAAGTACACATCCTGATAGATCCGCCGGCCACGGTCATCGAGCGTCCCGAAGATGTCCCGGAGGACCTGACACTGCCAGGGCATGAGGGCAAACGGCTGCCCGGTGAAGTCATCGGCCAGCGTGAGGTACTTCTCGAAAAAGCGGCAGGGGCGGCAGGCCGCGCAGAGCACGCGCCCGTTTTTAAGAATCTCCCCCCACGGGGCAGGAGCGCCACAGTAGTAGCAAGCAGGATCATTGAGGAGGCGAACATTCACCCGAGCAATGCTTCGGTCTCAAAATCGATCTCGCGGCCTGTCGCCCCGACCGCCAACCTGCTGCGGCTCGCCGGCGTCAGACCGAATTCGGTAGCGAACGACCGGAACTGTTGCCAGGCCTTACGGCTGGCCGCGTTCTGGATGCTCAACCCCAGGAGGGCGCCCTTCTTCGGCCCGCGCTTCTTGCCCGCGAGGCGCCGCTGGCATTCCTCGATCCGGCGGTCTGCCCATCGCGCATGTGCGTAGGCGATACAGGCGCCTTGTAGTGCCGCCCCATCCACCTGGGAGATCAACCCGAGCCGATCCAGTTCGCGCACGATGAGTCCCCAGAGTTCACGGGCTTTCGGGGGCAGACCTTTCGGCCGGATCGGTGCCCCGGGCGAGAACTCCGGCTCCTGCGCGATCGGGCGCTTGCCGCGATTGCCCTCCAGTAGCTTCAGGCGGGCCGGTTTCGGGGGACGGCCAATCATCTCAGCACCCCTGCCACCTTTCGCGGTTTTTCAC